ACTTTGACTCGTATCGGTATTGCGTCTAAGAAAGATAATACACTATATCAATCTTGCCATATTTTACATAAGCAAGGTAGATACTTCATCGTTCACTTCAAAGAACTCTTTGCATTGGATGGTAAAGACTCGAATATCACTTCTGGTGATATTGAGCGTAGAAATGCCATTGCTGGACTGCTCCAAGATTGGGATTTACTAAAAATTGTAAATACATCTAAAGCAGAACAGAAAGCATCATTAAGCCAGATTAAGGTTGTTTCCTTTAAAGAAAAGAATGACTGGAATTTGGTTGCAAAATATAATATTGGTAAAAAAAGTTCGCCCAAACGAACATAACTGATATAAATAGTTTTGTCCCAGGGATGGGAAGACCGTGATGGCTGTGCTTACGGTATATAAAACAGCCACTAATTTTGACTTCACCTTAGGACCGCTAAGTACGAAGTGTTTTAAAGCTGGTGTGACATTACGACACCGCTGGAAACAGTAACCAGCAAACCCCTTACGCCAATTGGGTAAGGATTATTTAATAACTCTCGCTTAATAGGAGAAACTATGTTACAAGCAATCAACACAACTATTGACACCATTCAAGGTGCAAAATCTACTTTCGTTAAGACATTCGTTAAAGACGAAAGCATCGCTAAATCCCTCCAAGCATTTGTAGATAGCCAGACTGCTTTCACTAAGCAAGTCGCTAAGACTACTTTTGATGTATCGACTAAAGTTGCTGAAGAAGCAGTTAAGTTCGACTACAAAAAAGTATTCGCTACTAAGTAAGGAGAGAACCATGAACAAGCAATTCGTTCCTTCATTCTTCAGCCAAGATGTATTCAAGGACTTTGATAAATTCTTCGTTGGTTTCGATGACCAATTAGGAAAGATGCAAAAGTTCCATGATGAAATCGCTAAGAATATTCCTAACTACCCTCCATACAATATCAAAAAGACTGGTGATAATTCTTACACCATCGAATTAGCAGTTGCTGGTTTCGGTCAGACTGACATTGATATTGAACTTGCTGATGGTAAGTTAATTGTTCGTGGTAACACTAGCAATGATGCTGACGATTCTGAGAACTTTTTGTTCAAAGGTATCGCCAACCGTGCTTTCACTCGTGCATTCGCATTGAATGACGAGATCGTTGTTAATGATGCAGAGATGATTAATGGTATGCTTAAGATCGCTTTGGAGCGTATTGTTCCAGAGACAAAGCAACCTAAGAAAATCCCTGTTCGTCAAAAAGCAGAGAAGACTCTTTTACAAGAGTAAGCACTGAGGATGGGGAGAGCAATCTCCCCATTTCAACTATGGTAGTTACGAAATTATCTCCCTTAGATAAAGATAATATCATTTCCCATTTACAGGCACTTGAAGGCGAAGAAAGAAGACTTCGATTTGGTGGCAATGTATCAGACGATTACATTGAACACTATGTAAATAAAACTTGTGGTGGTGATAATGATAGGTGGTTTGGTGTCTATGATGACACGAGGTTAGTTTCAGCTTGTCATGTGGCAATTGACAATGGTTCAGCTGAGTTAGGTTGTTCTGTTGATAAAGAATACCGTGGTCATAAACTAGCACAGTATATGTTTGATCGTGCTGTGACATGGTTAAGAACAAGAGGTATTCAAGATGTGTGCATGCACTGCCTTGCAGAGAACGCTATTATGAAACATATCGCTCGTAAGAATGATATGGCTGTTATCACTGAGGATGGAGAATCAGATGCTAATGTGCATCTACAGCCAGCGAATGCTTTTACTCCGTTAGCTGATAATTATGCAGACCGAATGGCTTTGTATGATATGATGTTGAGAAAGAACATCCAAGTAATAAGATCTTTCATGCCTAAATATTGGTATGAAAGCAAAAGTAACTAAGAACATGATTTCGTTCGTTCCTGTTGTCAGGGGCGAATGGGTATTCAAAATTTCTGTTTGGAAGACCAAGCAGGTGATGGTAATTGCCCAACACAATTTTGACTTACATAGAATTTATGTTGAATGCTTCAGCACACAAGATGCTGCAGCAGATGTTATTGAACGAGTCGCAAGTGAGGATTGATATGAAACCAGGAAGTATTGTAATTTTTAAATTAGTTAGTGGTGAAGAAATGATTGGTGAAGTCTTCAACACATACGGAGAATCAGAAGAGATTAAGAATGCTGCAGTTGTTATCATGCAGAGAACAGAACAAGGTATGGGTGTAGCTTTGATGCCTTACATGCCATATTGTGATGGAAATATCTCTTTCAATAAACATAGTATCGTTGCCACTGGAGAACCCAGTAAGAATATGATCAACGAATATAATAGAATTTTCGGTGCTGGGATTCAAGTAGCACCTGCATCGGCTCTAGCAGGGCTATCAATCGTCTCCTAACCCTCTAGGATACACG